ACCTCGGCCGACAATCCCAAGATGGTCTGGACGCTTAACGGAGATGTACCGAATCATTACATATATCAAAAATATATTAACCGCTGCTTTATAATCGGTGATGCTCCCGCATCAATAAGAGCCGATATGGATAAGTTCCCGAAGGAGGGCGGTTGGTACTATCGCCAATGGAAGATAATCCTATCATGACGCTCGAGAAAATCGAGAGAGCAAAAAGCATTTACCCGGTCGGGAGTTATTATTACAAAATCAAAATACTCGGTGAGCGCGGCTCTCCGGGGAAGATGCTTTACCTCGAATATATGGATCCGGAGAGGCATATCAAACCGCTGGATGTCCGGAATTATCATTATTTCGGCATCGGCTTCGACATCGGCGCGACCAGAGCATACAATTCGATTTCCTTGTGGGGATTCCGAAATGACTACACCAAAATCGGCATGATTGACAAGATGACGTTCAAACAATGCGGATACAATGAAAAAACCAAGCACTTGATATCGTTTATCAAGCGGTACAGGCATCTCAACATCCGTTATGTGTCAATCGATAGCGCCGAGCTCAACTACATCCAGGACATGAAAGCCTTGTTCTCGGTAGAGTTTCCGGACATCGAGGCGATCGCATCTTACAAAGCGACGATTAAGCAACGCGTCGATCTCGGCATAATCATGTTCTCTCATGATCAAATCGAGTTTAACGATACTCATGAAGGGCGAGATGCTTACGATGCTTTCATGGTTGCAAAACGTAGTGAAAAACCGAATGAGGTCCGAGAGGACAACAACGAGCGACACAACGACATCATTGACAGTTGCGAATATGCTTGGACGCCGCAAATGAACAAGATTCTGCTCGCGGCCAAGAAATACGAACAAGGGGCAGCTTGATATGAGCATTTTCACGAACATCAAAAACTATTTTGACAACCGCAGACGCGCGAGATTGGAGAGTGACTTACGAGTGCTTGCAAGCAAAGGCGTTGTGTTTAATCCAAAACACATAATCGGCAAAGACCATTTCAACCCTGAACGCGAATTCTCGCTCCGGGTTTATGAGAACTATGTCTGGTTCTCCGCGAAGCCATATCAAATAAGACATTTCTATCAGGCAAACACAGAGATTTCGAGCGATTTGAGCTTTTTCTGGCGGGCGGCCACGAAAGATTATCCGAAGAAACATAGCGGCATCGCCTACACAATCTCGGAAAAGATGGCGCGTATCCTGTTCGGGGGCGGTCTTACAACCGAGATTGAGATATACCAAACTGACGATGGCGGGAACGTGACGGACAAACTCGACAAAGAGAAATCAAAGAAAGCCGAAGCGCTGCTCGAAACGATCAAGCAAAAATGCGAGCTCCACGAGCGAATCCGGAAAGGCGCGGTGACGGAGTCGTGGTCCGGGCATTTGTTTATGAAGTTGAGTTATGACATCGGTTTGTCAGAATACCCGATCCTGGAAGTCGTTGACATCCGGAACGCGGAGATTGAACAGGAGCGCGGGGTAACCAAGGCAATTGTCTTTAAAAACTGGTTCAAATACGGAGACAATGATTTCGTTCACAAAGAGCGCTATACGACGAATGAGCAAGGATTCGCCAAAATTGAGAACAAGGTCTTTAAGATAACTCCTAACAGAGACGAAATTGAAGTTCCGCTTGATATTTTGCAGAGAGCATTCGGGCTTAAGGAACCGGTTCTTTCGGAATATGTGTTTGACGGCCTGAAAGGAATGCTAGCATTCGAGAAGCCCAATAGAATCCCGAATCCCGAGTTTTCGGATTCTCCGTATGGCGCGAGCGATTATTTCGGAGCTATCTCCGCTTTTGACGGCCTGGACGAGGTCTTGAGCGAGATATTCGCCGAGGTCCGGAACAACAAGACAATCCGCTACATTCCGGCAGAGTTTCTGGAGTACACGAAAGACGGTGATCTCAAAGGAATCAACAACTTCGTTCAAAACTATGTTGTTACGAAAACCTTGCTCGATCAGAATGCGAAGAACGAGATCAACATCACACCGATTCCGGACAAAATGGAATCCCTTGCGAAAAAATGGCAGACCGCTCTTGCCACCTGCTGCTATATGGCCGGAATCAGCCCGGTTGCATTAGGCATTCCGGGGATTGAATCAATCGATTCAGCCGCCGACAGTCAGCAGGAAAGAAACAAGGCGACGCTTGAGACCCGGAGCGAAAAGATCAAACTCTGGAAACCGTTCTTGGAAGGGTTGATCCTGCAGTTGCTCGCTCTTAATTCTTGGATGCAAAAGAAGTTCCCGGAAATTCAGAAGAACGAGGACCGGCTTGACATCGACTTCGACAACTAACTGCAATGTCATCGTAAAATTCGGGGACTACATCGTCGAGAAGCAGTCCGAGAAAATCAATACATGGGGCGCGGCGAAATCACAGGGTGTAGCATCTACCCGCGAAGCTGTCAAAAATATTCATCCTGACTGGGATGATGCTCGAATTGACGAAGAAGTTAATCTTATTCGCTATGAACAGGGCATGTCTTTAGATAATCCGCAAAATCTTCCGGAATTAACAGGATTCGCCGAAGAAGAGGACGAGGAAGAAAACGAGCAGGGTGATGGCGGAAGCGTTGACGAAATGATTAACAAAATCGAAAGAGACAAGCAGAAGCAAGAAAATAAAACGGAGTGATTAGATGAAGATCATTGAAGCTCCGAAAGAGAATGTCGCTCAAAATGTTTTGATGATAGTCTCTACTGCGACAACAAAGATTAAGCAAGAGATTACGAAATCGGTGGCGGAAGGCATAGACCAGGAAGAATTAACAAAAACCTTAAACAAGATTATCGCTGAGTATTGCAAAAGAATTGATAATCTCGAACTCCGGGAAAAGACTAGAAAATCGCTCGTGACATCAAGCCGGAAATGGTATTATCAGTTGCAGCAAACAGTAAACATTTTGAATCGAAATGTGATAAACAATTTTCCTGGTGGCACTTATACAGCAGATATTCGGAATTTGATGTCAAACCTTAACAAAGTAAATCTTAATGCAATCAGGCCATATCTCGACCAAACGCGAAAAGGTCTGGCAGTCATTGAGGATTATCGCAAAAAACTCCATGTCGCTTTGAAAGCCTTGGCCGCCGAACCACCGAAAGTGGTTGAAGTCGAAGGCAGAAGAGCATACACAGTTAGTCTCCGAAACAGAGCAGAAATGACTGTCAGATATGAAGCAAACATGCGAGATTTAGAAAGGTTGATTGCAGAAGGTGTTGAATATGTCTGGACATCATCGCACCCGGATGCATCTCCACGTTGCGCCCCGCACCAGGGTAAACTGTACAGCCTTAATCCCGAGAACAAAACTGGAGTTATCGACGGCATAAGATACACCTATCTTCCAGACGTCCTTAAGCTCAACAACGGGAACTCAATAATAAACGGCTATAACTGCCGGCATCGATTGATACCATACCAAAAAGGATCAACTCCGCCCATGGAGTACACCAGAGAGGAAATTCAGAGGGAATATCGGAACGATCAAATCCAAAGGCGATATGAAAACCAGATCCGGCAGCTGAAGACGGAAGAACGTTTGATGCGGGCTGCCGGAAACATCGAAGAAGCAAAAAAACTTAGAAAACGATGGCGGCGATTAACTAAGAAATATGAAATAGAGAGTCTGAAAATGGGGCGCGCGTTTTATAGATGGCGGACAGTTGTGAGCGAAGATGAAGAGTATTACAAACCGACAATTGATTCAGAAGCGTTGCAAAATGCCCCGAAAAATGATATAATAGAATCAGAAATAAACGACGAACAACATGGCTTGATAGACACAAAAACCGGGAAAATAGTTAAAACAAGAATCGGTTTGATGCCAGAAGAACATTTAAAAAATTACACACAAAAGAATGGCTGGTATGTCAATTGGGCGGCCCTTGCAAAGCAAAAAGGCGTAAAAGTTTACGGGATGGTTTGCGAAGGTTCAAATAAACTGCAAGGTCTGATGGCTATAGAGCATCACACGGATAAACAAGCCACATACATCAATTGGATTGTCACAGCGCCGCATAATAACAAGCAATTATCAGGCGGAACTCAAGAATTTAAAGGCGTCGGGAATCTGTTTATTGCGAAAGCCGCGCAGGAATCTAAAAAAGCAGGATTCGGCGGGTTTTTATACGGTTTCGCAAACACGATGAAAACGATGCAGCACTATTGCGAAAAATGGGGCGCAAGGTACGTCGGCATGCTTCATCCTAACCATGTTGAGTGGGATGAGAAAACGGCTCAAGAATTAATCCGTAAGTACAAGTTGGAGGATCCCAAAAAATGAATGATGAAAATTTAGGTTTTGCTGATGTTGATGTCAGTAAGCATCCAAAACACAAATACAGCATAAAGGACATGTCTAGGTATGCAAAATTGGTCACCGAGAAAAGTGATGACGAACTCACTAACGAGGAATTAGATTTTGTTCTGGATATGGAGAAAGCGACCGCTGATTTTTTCGTCAAGGCATATGATTACACGGAAGAGGAAGCCCAAAAATATGTAATAAATAACCGACAAAAAATCAGGGAGATTAACAGGAACACTCCTTAATGCTAAATGACCTTAAAATTCAAAAGCAGCATTCATGCGGCTTTTTATTTTGCCAAATTTCGCCTCAAAATTCCCTTTATTTCGCAGATTAGCATTTCCGTGGAGAAATTTAAAGGGTGGGCAGATGGTCTCAAAATAACGCAAATTTCAGGCTACTAGCTTTTCAAGCAGTAGATAAATCGAGACTGTTTTTGCGGTCTCTTTTTCGTTTTGAGCAAACGTTAAATGCTCTTTTATTTTGACCGATCAAATCGAGTCGCACTCGTAAAACGCGTATGAAAGGAGAAATAAAACAATGGAAAATTTAAAAAAGTTAGTCGGCGAAGAAGTGTTCAACACTTATATCGCGCCGAAGCTTGCACAAGGCAAAAAGTATTTTTTCGGTGAAGGGGAGTTCATCCCCAAAGGGCGTTTTGATGAGATTAATAATCAGTTGAAAGATTATAAGTCTCAGATTGCGGAACGTGAGAAACAGATTGAGGATTTAAAGAAATCTGTTTCCGGAAACGAAGAGTTGACAAAAAGACTTAACGAGTTAACAGAAGCAAACAAGAAGCAGAGAGAGGAGTACGAGAAACAACTCCAGCAGAAGGAGTTTGATTACGCGTACAAATTAGCTCTGGAAAAGGCCGGAGCGAAGGATTCGAAGGTTTTAGATGCGCTCATTGATAAGACAAAACTCGTTTACAAGGACGGAAACCTGTCAGGTCTGCAAGAGCAAGTCGAAGCTCTCAAAAAGTCTCATGATTGGGTTTTCAATATTCAGAATCCGGCAAACCTGACTCCAAACAGAGCAGGTTTTCCGCCCAATCCGAATCCACAGCTTTCGCCTGCGCCAGGGGCAGGACAAGAGCTTCAGAACCGCAAGCCCTGGAATCGTTTGAGAAGAACATTTTAAAACAAAAAAAAGGAGTGAAAACAATTGGCATTAAACTATGCAGCAGTTTGGTCTCCTGAGCTCTTGGCAATCAAGATTCAGGAAACTTTGACAAGTCCGTTTATCGTGCCCAATGTCAAATGGCTTGGCGCTAAGACATTCCATTTCACACAAATGAGTACATCTGGATTTAAAACACATAACCGTGCTGGCGGATGGAACAGAGGAACAGTAACGCAGACTGACAATGAATTCCAGGTCGAATTTTCCCGTGACATTGAATTCCTGATTGACAAAGCAGATGTTGACGAAACGATGTTGACGAAACCAACGCGACTGCATCAATCGAGAACATCGCTAAAGTATTCCAAATGACGCAGGTTGCACCAGAACACGACGCCTACTTCTTCAGCAAAGTCGCTCAAAAGGCGATTGCCGCAAATCTTTATAGCCAGACAGCCGCAAGCGACTATACTGTCGATAATGTGTTCACAAAACTGAAACAGCAGCTCGCAAGAGTCAAAAGATATCGTCGGTCCAACATCATGTATGTTGCGTCGTGGATTATGGACCTGCTGGAACTCTCGAAAGAACTCGCTAAGAAAGTTGAATTGACGCAGGTGGCGGATGGCGGAATCGGTATCGAAACCCGCGTAACATTCATCGACGGGGTTCCCATTCTTGAATGCATCGAAGAAGACCGCTTCTATCACAAATTCAACTTTGATCCTGAACTCGGCGGCTTTGAGCCGATCGGAGGCGAATCCA